GCCCCAACAGCAGGCCCTAATGCCTCAAAAAATACGTCACTTACCGCCCACGCATCCCCTATGTTTGCGATAAATCGCTTGAAGCTGTCTGCATCCTCGTACGCTAATACCCCCATACCTATCAATCCAACTCCCAAAGTTTTCTCGACGCCGCCAATCAAGACGTTCATTAGATCCATTATCGCTTCCCCCTGCTTCGGATTACGCCTGGAAAATGCCGCTAATGATCCCATCATAACTGCATTAATTGCCATTTTTACTGGATTGCCTGTAGTTGCTCCGCTTGCAGTCGCCATCGCAATTGCCTGCATTACTTCTGGCGATATTATCTGGAAGCTCTCATCCAACTTCTCGATCATGGGCTGCCTTACTATCTGCCCATCTTTGAGTACAAATGGCAAATTGAAGTCAAGTCCTTGCACAGGAGCAAGCCTTATCCCTCCCTGCGCCCCGGGCTGCATGATTGGGCCTCTGAAGCCCTCAGGGAATAATTCAATCCCTCCCCCAAACCATTTCATTATCTCCCGCTTCCATGGGTCAAGTTCGTTGTATTGCTTCTCCGTTATCCCACCGTACTGAATCATCTCCGCCCTTATCTGCTCTTCGCTCTTCCCCTCCGCCTTGGCTAACTCAGTCAAGTATTGCTGCGCCCTCGCTTGCTGATACAAAGCACCTGTTACAGGGTATGGAGAAGCCCCGGTTGGCATCGTGTATCTTTGGTATTGCTCTGGCGTCAATTCTGAGACCAATGGAGATAGTCCAGCCTGAAGCAGGTTTGCGCCAGGAACACCGGCGCTGGGATATAACGAAGAACTTGGTGCTGCCGGGAATGGCGATTGTAAAACCTGTTGCCCCATTCCTTGCTGCATCTGCCCCATTCCTTGCTGCATCTGCGCTATTACATTCTGCCCTCCCCCAGGCGTCCATCCCTCAGGACCAGGCATGGAACTTAGAAATAAATTAAGTGGATTGTCTGTGCTAAGCGGCTCCCATTGCCACCACGGCTTCCCCTGATTGCTCAATTCCATCAGGTTGTACGCCGCCTCTATGTTCCCCTTCCCAATGTAGTCCAACCATTCCGGCATTTGACCGTCCGGCGGTAATGCACGTAATTGATTATATTGCAGTACTACATTGAGCGGATCCTCCCAATAACCTAATCTCTGCTCGGGATAAATTTCGGGAAGCCTTTTATTCTTTGTCGCCCATGCAAGAAAATCATTATATTGTGGCCTCGTCCACCAATAAGGTTGGCTCGCTGGCAATCTGCTGCTTACAATCGGACCATAAGCGGTCGGGTCTTTGGCAAATGGCGGCCTAAAGTCCTGATTTGTCGGCGTTACCCCTGAAGGCATCCAGGACGGTTTGGGCATGTTAAATCCTCCAATTTGTTAGCGCTTGATACCAGGGAACTTCACCAGCAACCCTTGGTCTGTAGCTTACCGTTTGCTGACTTCCTGACACCGGACGCGCTCCGCCTCCTCCACCATATCCACCACCTGCATATCTTCCACCGTATCCACCGTATCCACCGTATCCACCATTGCCACCCTGATTAGCCATCATTGAAGCCTGTACGAGTTGGCGCCAATAATCCACATAAGCCGGCCACCCCTCAGCCTCTGTTATATTTGTGTCAATTGGCGGCTTGTGATACATCTCGGGGTTGACGGCGTGCGTCTCCTCTCCCGGCTTCATTGGTACACCCGCACTCAACCCAACCACTGTCGGAGGGTATGCGATGCTCGACATAGCATTCGGAGCTAGACTGAACATCTCGGGATTAATACCGTAATTCTGCGTAGGACCAACAGGAAAATTGAATGACATCTGATCAAATGGCATCATAGGAACTGTCGGATAATTGAACGGCATCCCACCATAAGGAGCACCGCCTGCCGTAATGCCGTAATTGGTTATCGGCGTGGTCGGCTGCGTCCCACCAAATGGCGGCCTCCATCTTTGCCACATCCTTGAACCCGTGCGCCTCTTAGCAGGTTGGCTTCTTGCTCCTGTTACCCTCGACCTGCCACCAGTTGGCCTCCATGTAACTCGCCTTGTCGTCGTTACACCACCACCACCACTATCAAATCTAATTGCCATTTCTATCACCTTCGATATATTTCATCACTTTATTGAACGTCTCCGGGTCTTGCTGTCTAGCCAATTCTAACACTTCGTCCGGCGTTGCCTCAACTAATGCGGCTAGTCCGTCCCTTATCTCCTCGGAAGGATCAATGCCCTGCCACATCATCATGAACTCGGCCCGCCATTGCTCTAACATTTCTTGCGCACCTATGAAACTGTCCTGCGTGTCTAGTAAGTCTGGCATTCTACCTCCTATTCTATCGGCGGCTCACCTGGCGGTCTCTGCGGCGGCTGCATCCCTCCCATTGCCATCTCCGGCGGTATCCCCCCTTGACCCGGGAAGAATGGCGGACCTCCCGCTTCCCCTCCAGGTACCATCCCGGGCGGCGGCTGAGCTGCGCCGAAGCCCGGCGGCTGCTGCTGCTGTGGCGGCATTCCCTGCCCTCCCGGCGGCATCCCCTGAGGCGGCATCCCTGGCTGTCCTCCCGGCGGCATCCCTCCCTGCATCATCGCCTGCTGCTGCTGTGCCATCATCGCCTGCTGCATCTCCATCTGCCTCTGCATTTGATTTTTCTGTATCTCTCCCATCAACCAATCCTGGAAGAGCGCTTGCGCCGCTTGCTCGTTCCATATCTCTTTCGTGATCTCCTCCGACCGGCTTTGATTTAATACCTCCTCCCTTACATATCTTCTCGACATCATCGGGTCAGGGCCGGCACCTAACATGTTCGCTATGTTCGCCTGCTGCAACCTGTCCTGCGGTAAGTCCATGTCTAAACTGGCCTCAAGCGTAAACGTCTCGGGGATCTCGTCCGGCTCTAATAATACCGTCTCACCTGAGTATCCTATCTCGTCCTCTCTCCCCTCTAATTTCCACCACTGCAAACAAATACTCAATATGTCCCCCATAGCCCAGCTAACTTTCCTCTGCGTCATCACTAATGGCAATCTCCCGCTCTGGCTCAATAACGCTACCATGGAAAACGGAGCATTGCTGCCCAGCGGTTCACCCAACGTCTGCTTAAATATTGTACTCTCCGCAAAGAGCTTGTCTGCTACCTCCAACGCCTGCATTAACGCCGGGTCCGTTATCCCTTTGGTTAGCATCGGATAGAAGTCATCCCCAGGTGGTACCTCAACCACCCCACCTACTATGTCAAACGAATATTCAAATTCGCTGTCAGGACTGCCTCTCTTGTGGATAAAGAGCGGGTTCGCCCCTATTGCAAATATGTTCGTCCAGTTGACCGTATAACTTAAGTTCAATCTGTTCCACAACCCACTCTTCCATACCGTGTATAAGAACGGCTGCCGCTTCTCGTCTTCGTCCTCAAACAACTGGCTCCCCTCAACTATCGTCGCTACTATCGGTATGAATGGTAATCCATGCCTCTCAAATATTATCGGGTTCTGTTCGTCTCCCTTTACCCATAACATCCTCCAGGTCAAATCCCAATAATCACACAGTGTCACTGATGTAAAATCACTGTCGTTCTCTCGTATCCCCTCACCGTATAGCCCCCTCACATAAGCCAAATCTGTGTCAAACTCCCGGTAAAACCTTGCCAATCCTAAGTCGTCAAACTGCGGATAACAGGTGTCAGGGCGGTACACCTCAAATAAGTACGGCGTCGTTGCCGCTATCTTCTTAGCCCTCGCTTGATGCGCAGGTGATCCGCTTTCACTCAACTTCACTAAGTCAGCCGTCGATGTGACACCTATGTATATCTCACTCCATAAGATACCCGATAGGTTCATGTCATAATGAACCGGGTTCGACCTCGCACGACTGGCAGCCCCCCAAACTATCTCACACCACTTCTCGATCTTCTCGCTTACCTCAGCGTCTAGTTCGTTGTCACTCGCAGGCATGGAAAACGTCGGCCACGTCGCAGATAATAACCTCACCGCTCCCATCGCTTGGTTCCTGGCCTCGGGCGCTAATGTTATCTTGACATTCTTCATTTTCCGTTTCACTTGCTCCTCTTCAGCCCATTTGAGAAGATACATGTCCTCCATCTGCCCAACCATGTCGTCCCTCTCCCCATACGTCCCCTTTATCATCGTCGCAAAGTTTATTATGTCTTCCTTAGTCGTCATTTCATTTCACCTTGTTGTCCTATAGTATGTCAAGCGATGCCATCGGCGTCTCCCTCTTCGCCTTCTTCTTCTCTTTAGCCGCTTTGGTGTTGGTCAATCCATACCTCAAAGCATCGTAGGCATGATCCTCTGCATCACTGTTTACATCCTCCGGGTTTGTGTCATCATACGGTAACGCCGGCAGCGTCCTTATCAGGTTGCGACAGTTCTCAAATATTTGCAGACCTGGCTTCCCGTCCTCCAACGGCATTAACAAATCGTCCACCTTCCGCTTGCCTGCCATTCTGTCATTGTCCGCCTTAGTCAAATATACTCCCGCCTCCGCATAATCATCAACTGCCCGCCTTACTATTCCAGCAACGTTTTTCTTCGCCCACATCGCCGGGTCCGCATAGGTGATACTTGACCTCTCCGGCGACATCGACATTATTACATTGGCCTGCTCTCTCGTTGTCATCCCTGCCTGATATATTTCACGATAGATATATACCCTCCCATTGTGTGGATCCTTAGCAAACCACAAACAACAGAACGGCGCCCTATACCCTTCATCCACCGAACGCCATCTCGGCCACCAGTTGGGTATATCAAACGGTTTGATCACATGTTTATCCCTACTCCATCCCGGGAACGCCATCCCTTGGAAGACATCCCAATCGCCAAACACCCATGCCCGGCGTAGATCCTCGGGCAAACTATTCAGCTCATCCCAGTAGCTTTTTGTTAGGTGTGGGTTGTCGGCAGGTAGTGACTTTATAAATATAAACTCGTCAGCACGAGGCGCCAACTCAGGTGGGAAGTCCCTGTCAATCCACAGCTGCTTTACCCACAGATGCCCTATCCCTCCCGGATTGGTGGCAGCCAAAAATATTGTATGCGTTATTTGCGGGTAGCGTAACGAACCGCGCAATATATCGAACGTCTCTCGAGTGTTCTTGGTAAGCTCGTCCACCGCTATAGCTGCAAACTCAGCGGACTGGTATTTACTTGGGTCATCCAGGTTCCTGAGCAATATCGCTCCCCCACCGTTGTCATCGTTAAGGTAAAATCCCAACCCTTCGTCCTGGGTGGCCTTGACTTCGCCGATCTGGTATGGAAATTCCTTCTTGATTTTACCGATCTGCCTATCCCTTAGGTCCGGGTAAGTCTCACAGAACAATCCAACCCTTACGCCCTTAAGCCCTTGCACATTATGCCAGTAGATAAGCAACAACAACAAGGACCAACGCAACCAACGAGATTTGCCGCCTCCCCGGGCGCCGCCGTATAGAACATAGCGGTACTTGTAGAGCGCTTCGAAAGCGTCTAGTTGTTTAGCGGTGAAGTGAGATATTATCTCACTTACTCCGACGTTATCTACTCTCCCCTTTCCAGCCGGCGGACTTCCGTAACTTCGGCTTCTATAACTTCGCCCTCTTGTCTTGGTATCTTCCAGTCCCATTCTATCTTAACCTTATGCTCTACCGTTTGATGATCTCCGTATCCGCGATGCCTGCCTATAGTCTTGAGAACAAATATTATCGCGGGGATACTTCCGTTACGAACCGCTCTGTTAAGTTGGCTTTCAGCAAGATCTATAAAACCTTCCCGGGCATCATCGTACGCTTCCTTGACGGTTGGGAACCGTTCTACATAGCTGTGCACTGTTCGTCGTTCGCAGTTCAGCAAGCGGGCAGCTTGAGAGAGATTACCCTCTGATTTGAGGATTGCATCGATTACCTGGGCAGCGGTGTATTTATTTTTGCCAGGTGTTTTATACCCTCTGTTCTGTATTTTAGTTGTTGACTTAGGCATATTAACCTCAGATGCAGGTTATTGCTACAATAAAGTGAGTGTCATAATTCTACCACGAAAAACCTTAACGATATTTTAATCTATTTTACCCTTGACAAATAAAGGCATTATGCTATACTTATACCATCGTTCAATGAGGAGTAGAGAACATGAACACAATTTGTTTACACCCAATGCTTGCTATAGATGAAGCGATCGAAAAGGGTTGCTACTATGCAAGCGAGTTTGGCAAGTCGTTGATCGTACACCACGACGGGACGGGCTATGCCTTGACGCCGTTCGACCGATGGGATAAGAGCGGAACCGCAGAGGCTATATGTTGGGCGGACGGGACGTTTGACATTCCCGATAGTGTCAAGATGGCAGAAGAAATACTTTATAGTTTTCACGCAGACGACCCATACTACGAAGAGGAAGCCTGGAAGGAAGCGGACCCATACGATGAAGAGGAAGACGCTGCGGAATATGAGGACTATCATTCGACGTTTGATTATTTATTCGATTAACGAAAGGAATATAAGAACATGAGTAAAACAGAGTGGTACACATTTTACGCAAGGGCAAGGTATGGGGGCGAGTGGTCTAAGATCGCGACGGTGAAGTCGATCGGACTAGCTAACATCTTATACCCTATGCTGCGAGAGATTTATAAGGGCGGTGAAGTTAAGGCAGTCCCGGGCAAAGATGCGAAGTTGGAAGAGGAAGCGCAGCAATGAGGAACAAATACATCAAAACCTATCAGATGGACGATAGACCCATGTCAACATATCCTGAGGCAGTGATATGCCCAACCTGCGAACACAAGGCATACCAAGCCCCGAGGCACGCCTTCGACTTATATTGGTGCTACAGCTGCGACAAGTTATACACGCTCGACCTGGACGACAGGATATTGTACGAACACGAGGAAGGATTGCTAACATGACCAACCCAAACGGCGTACCTGTTGAGCGAGTGTTGGACGAGTCACTCTCCAGAGCGGTGAACACTTGGAGGTTTGACCTGATCCTGGAGACCTCGAGGAAGGCAGAGGAAGAAGGCAGAGATTATTTTATATATGCTCGTGATTATGGAATGGGGTCCGTACCGGTGGAAGAGTGGACGCCCAAGAAGTGCGAGAGCAGAACGATCATATCACTAATCACGGCGACCGGTGAATATATAAAATACTAAAAATCAAATGGTGGGCTGCGCATACCAAATCACGCGGGAAGGAGTGTAATAACATGAGTGCATTTTTGGTAAGCGACGTACATATAAGCGCAATGCTCTGGTTTTGGACAACGATTAAACCTCCGAATATATACGGCTATATACCTACGTACTACTGGAATGGTACCAGGTACAAAGTCAGGGGACACGATCATGGTGAAGTCCAAGCGACTGGGCAGGTGTTGGTAGAAGAGAATTACAAATCGTTTAATGCCAGGTATAACTATGTCAGAGTATCACATGAGTTTGTGTACACGGTAACGCTAAACGGTTATACGCCAGTCGAGATCCTGAAAGCCTGCGATTGCTACGATTATCAGTCATGTGAGACCGGGGAGGACTACTACAAATCCCGGGCGTATGCAATAGTAAAAGCAATCAGGGAACACGCTATCAGGTTGCTGCCAGGATATGAAGAGGCGGATTGGGAAATTACGAGTAAAGTAATCGGAGTGGCAGAATAGGCATATAACAAAAGGGTGCCAGGCTTCGGCTATGCTCAGCCGCCAGGGGGAGGCACCCACCAAAACGAAAGGATAAGAGCATGAAAATCAGAAGAGTTATAAAGGGTATTGATTTAGACTTTGGCACATGGGGCGTGTTCTTAGGTCCTCGGAGGGGTGCCGGGTTCGCATTTGTAAGCCGCAGGTATAAGACGTTTGGCCTCGGCTGGATATTAGTCACCGCATTCAAGAGATAAAGGATAAGAGCATGATAATAGAGATAACTAATAGCGGATTGTACGATCTACTAAAATACATTGCTACTAATTGGTCGGTGAGTGAGAAACATATCAGACCGAAGGCGCTCAATCTTCCGAGCGAGGATAGGCGTTTATTCTCCCTCATAACAGCGACGACGACGGCAGGCGATTACTATATTGTAAACTGGGATCTATACAATAAAGTCACAGGTGCCTATGACGAATACATGAGGCGGAAGAGCGTAATAATTTCGAGGGAGTGAGCATGATTGAGATAACAGAGGCAACGAACGAAAGCATGAGAGAGTATTTAGACAGTGAGGCCACTAAGCGATTAGTTGAGCAAATCCTTGCGACCAAAGCGCAGTATCTTGTCATCCAGGAAGAGGTTGACAAGGTATATAAAGAGATACTCGAAGAGGTCGAGTTATACGCGGACATGTTCCCGGGAGATAGGG